CGGGGGCAAAGGCCACAAACAAAATCAAAGGTTTCCCCAAGCCCTAACTCTAACAGAACCACCATTCGCGTCATTAGACAAGGTTGTTCCACTAGCCATAGTTGTGTGCATTAGTTTGAAGGCTGTTGAAGCCTCATATGCACCCGCAGCCGAACAAGCGACCTTAATTGCTATGTCATTAGTGCTGTTATTTGGGTTGTCATCACCTGTAATGCAGACAGCATGAACAGTTGATAGACCAAGAGCAGAAGCAGGTATTTCTGAACCTGCTGCTACAACCTTGGTTACATCTATTAATGCATCTACAACATATTCATCACCTACTGCCTTTGGAAGTGTAACTCCCTTATGGTCAGCAAGTAATGTTACGCTATATTCCAATGCCATGCTTAATCACCTCATGCACTCTTTAGGTTAGTAATCTTACCTTGACCCTTGAAGAAGGAACAAGCAGTTTCGGCAACAGTTCTATAAATAGCCTGATTACCTAACTTTCCAACTCCAAATGGATTTCCGTGGTCGATACCATCTTCAAAGTATTGTGTAGGCTTCATAACACTTAGCCACAGATGGTCTGTGTCTAGGATTAATATGTCGCTTAACTTTTCAGCGGCAGTTGCGTGTTTTCCAGTCTTAGGCATATCCTTACAAGGTATGATAGGGATATCATAATAAGTAGCGACCCTAAAGCCGACTTCTGAACCCTTTACACCCCTTACACCATTATGTGTAGGTATTACTTCCTTTCGGTCAAGGAATCTTTCCTGTGCTTGTAATAAGTCACCAAGATGTTGTATGGTGTCATAGCCAGTTAAGATAACCTTTGGCGAGCCACCTGCTTCACGAAGTTTCCTTAGCATATCATTCAAGATAGTTAGGGTTAGAACCCTTGCTTCAGTTGCTCCATATCCAGCACCAAAGTCCACTTCAGCATCTAAATGCCCTGTGGTTGCGGTTCTGGTTGTTCCAAACAGGTTTGTCATTGTTGTAGGCACAGTTCCAGATGTTGTTGCAATCATTGTGTTATCTCGCATTTCAGTTATTTCTTCAAACGAAGACACAATCTTCATTAAAGAAGTATATCCCTGTCCTAACTTTGTTAAGGTAGTTGCAGTATCATACTGTTCCATAGGCATTAGTAGCATTACATTCTGAACTTCAGCATGGTGCTTACCCATATCTTCACGAATCAACGCACGAATATCTCCTACGCCATCATCAATCTTTGCCATCTCAAGAGCCAATTCTGAGAACTCAAACAAATGAGCCACAGTCTTGGGGCTAGTCCATAACTTAGTGTAAGTTGGAGTTATTGCCAAGAAGTCGCCATCAGCGATGGTTGCATTTTCTTGCAAACCACCGATTAGGCTTGGTCTTGGGTCATCAGCACCAACAGCACCAGTTCCGGTTAAATCGAAAGCATTACCGCTTCCACCAGCGGCCCTACTCTTTAGGATTCTCCATCCAGAAGAAGTATATGGCCTCTTTGATAACATAGCCAACGCATTAGCCTCTTGGTTAAGCATTGACCAAACTTTTTGTCCATAAACAACATTGTAAAGGTCACTAATTGCTGAATTGCTTGATAGGAAAGCAGTTGAAGCATCGTGTGATGCTCCCGCAGTTCCTACAAGACCACCAACAACACCTTGAGCCTTTAACAAAGCATTACCAGACCCGCCCCTAATTCCATAGGATGCGGCTTCTAAATCTTTCATTGTCTTAATATATCCACTCATTTATCTCACTCCTCATATTGTGCTACAAAGTTATTAATTTCTCCCCAAGTCATATCTCCGACATTAGGAATCTCAACCTCTATTTCTGAAGCCTTTGCAATCTCATGGGATTGTTCTGTTAGACTCTTTCTTAAGGAAGCAAACTCTTCCTTTAGAGATTCAACTTCATTCTTTGCATCATACTCAGCCTTTGCAACATCACTCTTTCTAACTTCTTGTTCAGAAGCAAACCTAGTTGCAAAGCGTTCCTTTAGAGTATCATAAGCCATCTTTTCCAGTTGTTCTGCCTTGAAAGCCTCATAAGCCTTCTCCACATTCTCATGGCTTAAGTTTAGAGTTGAAAAGTCTTCATTACTCCATTCTTTGTATAATTGGCCGATTTGGGCTGCTTGAGAGTGCTTCTCCCCTGCGGCTAAATCTTCGCCAAAACCATGCTCAACTGGGCCTTCTGGCCCCGTTCTCATCTTTTCAGGAGTTTCCCAATCGGAATACTCCATCTCTT